AATGGCCAGAGGTTATGTTGCTAAACCATTAACAGCCGTTGCCGATGCATTATTAATGAATGCAGGTATTCCTCCATTAGTAGGTCCTGCGGCCACAGGCATGGACAGGTTAGCTTTAATAAAACAGGGCGCACTAGAAGCCAGCAAACAAGCCAGTATGGGCGCACCCACGCTGAGTCCAGTCAAAGGTGTGCCAACAACTGCCACAGTTCGTCCATACTTTGACATGTTGAAGTCAGCGCCTAGTGAAGTTGCAGACAAGATCAGTAACATGTGGAACACAGGCGGCGGCAATAATGCAGTTAAGAGTTGGTTAAACAGCGCAGAAGGACAAGCAATTAGAAAAGCTATACCAGAGTTTGGTGCCAATGCAGCAAGATATATTGAAGCAGCACCTAGCGCACTACAACAAGCAGGTCGCATGATGAAACCATTAGCAGTTGGTGCCGCAAGAGTAGCAGGTCCAGTGGGCTTAGCCTACGATGTGTCACAGGCCATGCCATACTTAGAGCAAGCTGAAGTTGGTCGCCGCACACAAAGCGGTGAAGTTGGTCAAATGATGCGCCAAGCACGCCGCGCACAGTTAAACGCACCTACTGCTGCACCATTAACAGCACAAGAAGCAGCCAATCTAGTGGCCAGTGGCGATCAACGAATGATGCAGATATATAAAGAAGATGCTGAACTTAAGAATCTAATGCGCCGTAAGGCAGCAGAAAAGGTTCTTGGTCCAGTAGCACCAAGATAAGGACCAACATGACCACAGTAGAACAACTAACACAAGTATTCAATGACAACTTTGTTGCGTATTATCGCAGCCATGTAGCACATGTCAACATAGTAGGACGCAACTTCTTCAGTGATCATGAGCTATTGGGTGGCATTTACGAAGAACTACAAGGTCAAGTAGATGTGCTAGCAGAATTATTACGCAGCCTACAGGCATTCATGCCCAATGACATTCATGCTGTAATGATGGACAGCAAAATTATGCCGGATCCAATTGAAGGTGACAGCGATGAACTGCTGACATTTGTTAAAGATGATCTACTGCAACTCAAAGGCTGCTATGAAGAACTAATGGTAGTAGCCGAAGCAGAAGGACATGAAGAAATAGCCAATTACGCACAGGAACGCATATTGGCTTTGGCTAAACATGTTTGGATGTTGGATTCAACTTTAGGTTAAGCCGTCCTGAGCACTAAGAGTAACCTAGAGATTTTACGGCTTTCCCTCTAGGGCAACAAGGGAATTGGCAGACCCAACTATGTCGTGCTCAACTCTACACGCTTATATGCATAACTACCACGCACATCAAATCCTGCCTTTGCATGTAATTTCAAAAACCCTTCCTGATCACGGCGCATAGTAGTGCTACAAATAACAGGACATTGAATCTGCTGTGCGAATATTTGCCATATTTCTATCATATCTTTTACCAATTCTACTCTTAGTTTTGCTGATAGATCCATACGCACATGAGCCATACGCACCGCAATCATTTGATCATCACTCCATGGAGCCCGTTCCCCTGCCCGTGCCCAAGTGTATGCCAACAATGCCTGATTGCCATCCCTTGCAACATATAGCAGTTCAGTATTGGGTTGATAGAATTGCGTTACCACAGCAAAAGTAATATTTCTACTGTAGGCTATTGGTTCAGGACGAAAGATAGTGTCTATTTCAATTTGGAAATGTTGTTCTGCCATGTCGACGATGTCTTGCACATCAGTGCCCACAGCAGGTCGCCAGTTATGTCTAATCATTGCTTTGCCTTTCAAAAGTTATCACACACTATTTAACTAGTATAAATACATATATGGAAAAGAATATGACACCCCCAGTAAAGACCGGCAAACGCGGCGGTAAGCGTGAAGGCGCAGGTCGCCGAAAAGGCAGCACTAATCTATTGAGTGCTACAGATTTATTGGCCAGCATCAAAGCTACCAGTAAAAAAGAATACGCACAAATACTAGCAGAAGATTTTGAGTTTGCTAGAAAGTATCCTGACCCCAACTTGTTGGCCAAGTATCACCAATTGATTCTAAACAAAGTTATGACCACACTCAGCACAGTAGAAGTCACAGACAGCGCAGAATCAGTTGAAGCTAAACGACAGGCCTTTGCCGATGCATTGGCCAAAATGTCGGGGCTAAAACAGGAATAAATACTATTATGCCGTTAACTAAATCAACTAGTAAAAAAGCATTCCAGAAGAATGTCAAAACTGAAATTGCTGCTGGCAAGCCCGTTAAGCAGGCTGTGGCAATCGCATACGCTACTAAGCGTGAAGCGGCTAAAAAGACTACTAAGTCAAAAGGAAAGAAAAAATGAAAGAATCCAAAGATCAAAAGGGCGGCTTACCTTACTTTCAAGGTCCTGGTTTTAGCCGTGGCAGCGACAAGTTTGCTCACAACCAATGGAGTGGCCACAGCAATGATGGTCGCCTAGTAAACAAAGGTCGTGGCCCTACCAAAGGCAACGAAGATCACAAGCCTATGGCTGTTGGTCCTGCAGCAACTAAGGATGCATATCGTCCTGTTCCTCAGTGCCATACACCCAGCGTTCAGCAAGGCAAAGAATTATTCACTGGCACTACACAAGTTCGTAATCCCGGTGGCACACGCAGTTGGGATCCACAAAAGGGTCAAAACTACAAGGGCAATCCTGACAAGATCAATGTCAGTGGTTACAGCATGGGCGATGGCAAGATGGCCAAAGGCGGCCGCCCTGTTAAGAGTCCAACCAATCCCGATGGTATGAACTACGGTCCAAAGAAACAATATTGATAGGTGACATATGACAGCATATCAAATCGCAGGCCCTGCATTTACACTAGCCGCTGATGTTACACCAGCAACCGGTGATGTTACCTTCAGTGAAGTAGCAGGCAATCTAGGTGGTGGCAAAGCACCATTGTTCTTAAAGGTAACCAACCCCAGCACTACAGTTCCTGTTTTCTTTGACGCAAAGTTAACAACATTGACTGTGGCAACAGCAGGCACAGTAATTGGTCCGGGTCAAACTGAATTTATTCAAGTATTGACATCACAGGCTTTTCAAACTGTTTATGTTGCAGCCAGTGCGGCCAGCGCAGTAACAATATATGTTACACCAGTAACAGTAGTAGGAGCATAACATGTCAACAAATCCAATGAGCAAACCAATTAATCAAAAGCGTGGTCCACAAGTAGGCAATGCCGGTATGGGCACCAAGCGAGCAGACTTCATGGCTGAGAAAAGCAAGACCAGCAGCGAAAAGGCTGCGTTGGCCAATATGGTCACCGATGCACTAGCTATGCGTGGTCGTGATAACCGTAGTGCTCGCAAGCCTGGTGTAGAAAGTCTACATGACACAACCAATGTTGGTCGTGGTCCTACCAAGGGCAACGCTGGCAAGAAAAGCAAGTGAAGCCAAAGAAACCTAAAGCGCCTAAGCCCATGCCCAAGGCGCCAAAGAAACCTAAGACACCTAATCCTAAATTGGGCAGTAAGAATCCTGCTGCAAGAAAAGGTGCATTAGGCGCAAGCAGCGGATATTAAGGAACATACTATGAGTGCATCAAGTGGAGGCAAGTCAAGCGGCGGTGATAATCCAATGAACAGAATGTCTATGGAGTATATGGGCCCAGAAGATCCTAGTATGCTGTCGCCTGCTCAGCAGAATCAAATTCAAGGTCAAGTAGGCAACTTCACTGGTGGTTTGAATATGACGCCCAGCAACATGTATGGCACAACTCCACAAGTTGGCAATCAACCGCCGCAACAGCAGCCGGGCGGTGTTCCACAAGTTGGTAATCAAACTCCGGGCAATACACCACAAGGTGCGTATAATCAATATGCTAATATAATGTTTGGTGGCGGCAATTTTGGTCCGGGTAAGTCCGGATTCGGCAATGTTCCACAAGTTGGTAATCAACCTTCTGGTGCCCAAGCCGATAATTTCTATAATAGCCCAGAATATAAAAATCTTAGTGCTCCGGGCGGCGCATTCGGCGGAGCGGCCTCGCTGAACATATACAATAGTCCATATTTTGGTCAACAAGGATCTGGCAGTATCGGTAGAGCCCAAGACCAGGCTTATGAAGCATATCTAAAACGCACAGGTCAGCAAGCTGGTTACGGTTTAGGTCATGAATTAGGACAAGAAAGAGGTTTATTACCTTTCTCATCGTATATTCCGCAGTATGATCCTAGGCTGGGAGGCACAAAAGAATTGTATGATGAATTCTTGCAAGGCCTTAACAGAATGTCTATGGAAGTTCGGCCAACAGATACTATGACATTCCAGCAATTTGTGGATTATAAAAATGGAAAGTATACTCCTCCTTCTATGGAAGAAATGTATGGTATGCCAACACCAGAGCCTACTCCAGCACAACCTCCGCAAGTAGCACAACCTGCTCCACAACCTGCACCGGCTGCTAGACCAAATCCATTTGTTAAACCTCCACAGGCACAAGTTGGCAAAACACCATTGCGAGCACCTACACAGCAACAACTACAGGCAAGACAAGCACAACAACCAGTGCGTAGACCGGCGCCAGTAGCACAGCCAAGAGTTGCACCACAACCAGTGCGTAGACCTGCGCCAGTAGCACAGCCAAGAGTTGCACCACAACCTGCGCCAGTGCGTAGACCCAGTGTGCAGCCTCCATTGCTGCCCGGTCGCCCAATGCGTAGAAGATAACACTAAATATATGGTAGGACAGAATCCTACCATATTACATTGCATAGTAAAGGAAATGATATGAAAAAAACCACCAAGTCTCCAGCCGAAGACAATGTATGGGACGATGTAACACCCGAAGAAGTTCATGCTGTAGCAGAACAGATTGCAGGTCCCGTAGATAAACCTACCCCTCCCCCAGCACTACACTCTGTAGAATTTGACATGGAAGGTCTAATGACTGACTTTCCCACTGCTCGTGAACTAGAGCGTTTTGTCTACGACGAAACTGGCATTGTGCTAAACCTAAAAGGTCGTGCCAACAAACTCAAATACCAAGTTGCACTAGATGTCTTAAATGGCAAAGAAGTTGATCCAGTGTTTACTGGCAGCGAAAATCCTTATGTTGATAAAACAGAATTAATTCCTGTTGAAGAACTACGCGATCCTCCTGCTCGTGATCCTAAACTACCTGCTCGCACAGAAGTTCAAAACTTGTTTGTCAGCAATCAAATTCCTCACACCGACTTTGAAGAGCGTGCCAAAGATAAAAAGATCAATGTTATCTTCCGCAAATACAAGACCGGTGAGATCAGTTATGAAATCTTAGGTCCTGTTAACCAGCGTCCATTTGGCACTAAGTTAGACAAGTTTGGCCGTGAGCGTCCAGAAGTTATCAAGTGGATTGATCCACGCAAGGGCGAACAAATTGTTGTGCGTGAAGATGGCACATTGACACCACAGGGTCGTAAACTTCGTGCCTTAATGCAGACATTCAAAGTCAACAGCAGCAACCAATGGGACACTTGGATTGACCGTGAATTTGTCAGCTTAACTGAAAACATTGCTCTAAATGTTTGGGATGACAAATGACCTCCCCGGAAGTTCGCAACAGCATCATTGACCAAGCGCAGCAACAGCGAATGGTTCGTGATACTGTGATCATGCAAAAAGTCAATGCGGCACACAGAGAAGCGTTTAAGACACGCTTTCCTGGTCAAGTAGAACATTGTTTGAGACTAACTGCGGAACGCTTGCAGGCCATGTTAACCAACAAGCCTGACAACCTAGCAGATCCAGCTACATGGACTGCTACAGCAGCAGAGATAGCACATCTCTGCGAAGCAATATATTATCTCAATCAAGTTCGCCAAGCCTGCCCTGTTGAGGAGTAATCATGAACACGGCAGACATGCTGATGAATCGTGCTCTACGCTATGCTTTGGACGAGCATAGCTTAACCATTGACGCACTCAAAACCATTCCTGGCAAGTTAAAAAACATGCTGGAGGATTTGGCTATTGCTGTGGCCGATGACATGCGATACAACAGCTTAAAATATTTTAGGCCGTTTGAACATCAGCGAGCATTCTTTAGAACCGGCGCAGCAGATCGCCGTGGTATACTGGCAGCTAACCGAGTTGGTAAAACAACCAGCACATGCTACGAAACAGCCATGCACCTAACCGGCATATATCCAGACTGGTGGGATGGCTATCGTTTTGATGCTCCTATCACTTGCATGGTAGCAGGCGAAGGTTGGAGTCAGGTAGCATTGGTATTGCAACAAGAACTATTAGGCACACAAGATGTTAAAA